GCGTCCGCTAGATTGGAGATCTCGGTGTAATCCTCTGTATAGCAGTCGAAAGAGCGGGGGAAATCTCGTTTTTTGTTGCTTATAGCAGCGAAAAAATCGCCGTTATAAAGCTGCACTTCCTTCGCTGTTACCGTGAAGTTTTTTTCAGTGTCTTGATAAGCAGTTACCGGAAGCCCTGCGAAAGTCACTGATAAAAAGCTCATTTGTAAAGCCCCCTTGCCCTGCGTTTGTTTGCGGTTTGTCTTTCGATCTCTGCGATTATTGCTTGCAGGTCTATTCCGTTTGTGATAGTGTTAGGCCCAATCGTGATTGAGTCGCCAGAGTAACTATTATTTGTTACTGATGAGATTTGGCCGAAACCATCTGAGAGAGAATCAATAGGGGATCTTAGGGTACTGAGCGCTATGTCAAGTGGTTTTGCGAGTTCTGCGGCTTTTGCTATGGATTCCTTGAGAGGATCGTAAAAAATCGTATCCCAGTTTGGGATTTCTGAGAAGGGGCCTTCTTCAGCTGGGGACCTTGGCAAATATGATTTGAGTTTCTTGTAAGTGTTTTTCGCAGAGCTATAAAGACCAGTTGCTGCCGATTTCAACCCACTAGAAATTGAACTTATAATATTTTTCCCTGTGGTTTTCGCGGTGCTTGCAGCTTCAGTAACAGATTTGTTTAATGGGGTGGTAATCGCTGAGGACCAGTCTGGAAGCTTCTTAAATGGGCCCTGTTCAGCTGGAGATGATGGTAAGTAGGATCTCAGTTCCGACAGGAGATCTTTTGCTTTTTTGATAGCTTTATTGAACCCCTCTACAATCGAGTTATACAGAGCGTCCATTATCGCTTTTCCAGCGTTCGAAAATGCAGATGATAGATTCTTGATGCTAGTGGGAAGCCCAGAGATCGCAGCTACTAACTGTGATCCTGCATTTTTAGCGGTTGAAATTATATTATTCCAAGTCGTGCGCCAATTGTTGAGAAGATTTGATGCGGCGGTTCTAATCTGAGTGAAGATATTCTGTATGTAATTATATAAGGTTGTCAAAATTGAATTTAGTGAGTTTGCCGCGGCTGAGGTTGCACTCTGAATGTTGTTCCAATGTACCTTCCAATTATTCAACAGTCTAATATTATTGTAGATTATAGCATCATATCTACCTTTAATTTGGTTATGTAACAATAACAATATATTATCAATGATGCTCTTTGCTGTTGAAAGTGAGTTCTGAATGTTGTTCCAATGTCCCTTCCAATCATTTAATAGATCCAGTGCAGCGTTCTTAACAAAGTTGAATTTGTTTTGAACTTCATTGTACCAGGATTGTAATTTTGCTATAATATCGGCTACTGCGGCCGAAAGCACCGTCTTGAAGTTTTCCCAGTTGCCTTTCCAGTCAGTAATCAGACTCGAACAGGCATCTGAGATTGCCATATAAGCTCCTTTGAGCCCTTCATACAACCATGTAGCCAAAGCTACAATCGTACTTGATATCGTTGAAAACGCATTTTTGATTGCATCCCACGCTGCTGAAAATTGTAGTTTAAGATCCGACCCACTCATTATAATAGCATGATACACACGCTCAAGTTGTTGATACAATGCGTCTCCCTGTGTTTTAAGCCAGTCCCAGACGGTTTTAGCCTTGTCTTGGATGTCGAACCAATTGTTTTTCCAAGCTAAAACGAATACAGCTAATGCGGCTGCAACTAAACCAAACGGTGTAGCTAGAAGAGCTATAGCCTCGATCACGATTGGGATTACGGTATATACGATAATTCCAAAAGCTGCACTTAAAGCAGGCAAAATAGTAGCAGAAATAAAACTAATTGCTCCAGCCAGGGCTCCACCTGTACCGAACGCGGCGGCTAAAGTCCCAATTGATGAGACCACGGCACCGATCGCGACCAGGACAGGCCCGAGAGCTGCTATAAAAGAGATGACAGCAAGTATTACAACCTTAACCGGCTGTGGTAGTTTGTTAAAAGCATCAGCGACTGTTGCGATAACATTTACGGCTCCTTCGAAAGCAGGAATTAAGGTATCAGTGATGAGGGGCACGATTGTATCTTGGATGATAGGAAGGAGACGGACACCCATTTCGGTAGTTGCATTTTTAATGTCCGCACTCATTGACTCGAATGCGTAGCTAGTAGTGTCACTTATTTTTGCAAACGCTTCGTCGGTCTGGCCTGCGCTGCGCTCCATCTCATCCATGACATCTGTGAGGATCGCACCGTCTCTGGATGTCAATGTCAGCACAGCATTGCCTGCTTCGATGCTGCCAAACATGTCAGACAGCCGACCGTCTGCTTCCTCTGTATTTATTCCGAGTATTTTGAAAGCGTCTGAGACATCTCCGCCTTCCTTCCGGAATTCTTTGAATGTTTTTCCGGTAAGAGATTCAAATTCAAGGGATAGCCCGCTTGTAGGGTCGACAAGCTCTCGCATCCGGTTCTCAAGTTCCTTTGCGGCTGGGCTATTTTCCATAAAACCGTCTTTCATGAGCTTGAGCGCATCTTCGACCGTCCCGCCTTCTTTAATGAACTGCGGGAAACTTTTTCCAGAGATTTCTTTAAACGTATTGTAGGCGCTCGTGCCTTCTTTTGCAAGTTCATTGAAAAGACGAGAAAGCTGAGTGGTTGATTGTGCGGTCGGAGTTCCCTGCGCAGTCATTGCCGCTAGGGCTCCAACTACTTGTTCAAGCGGAATCTGCAAACTCGCAGCGGTAGGAATTACTTGAGACAGACTCTTCTGAAGTTCTTCGTAGGACATTTTCCCCACGTTGATGCCGGCAAACAAAATATCAGATGCATCCGCAGCGCTCAGGTTTTCAGCGCCATAGGCATTAATGAGAGATGTTAGAGTGTCGACTGCTACACCTACGTTCGTAGCGCCAGCGACAGCTCCTTTTTGTGCGACTTCTAAAAATGAGAAAACGTTGTCCTGTGGGACACCTGACCCTATTGCATCATACAATGCAGGGAGGACTTCTTCAGTGGGAACTTTCATGTCTTTAGCAAATTGAAGCGTATCGGCTGACATCTGGCCGAACGCTTCTTTTGACATGTCAGGAATTAACGTGTATACCTGAGCCATCCCTTTCTCAAATTCCATCCCCTCTTTTGCCACACCGGCAAAAGCCAAGCCAGCGCCTACGATAGGGACCGTTATTGCAGCTGTCATTGCCGAGCCAGCTGAACTAATCTGAGCCCCGGCAGCATTGAGTCTCGTACCGACGTCTCCTACATCTTTCTGGACATCAGATAATACCTTATGTAGGCCATTCATATCGCCTATAATCGAGACTATCAGTTCGCCGACACTCATTTTTCAACCTAGATTTTATAGGAACGTTTTTTGATTACCTAGAAACTTTCCATGCACCGTTCTCGTTTTTCCCTTCTGGATGGGCCTCTTTGAATTTCTCCAGTCCCGAAACACCGCTGGATTTCCCAGCCTCCGCGGGATCTTTATCCTGCATGATTTCTCCGAGGACTCCCCAGAACACCTGAGCCTTCAACTTCCTAGCTTCCCAACCCTTCCGATAGTACATTATGATTTGATCCAGGGTCATTTCGTCTAGAAGCCTTTCAGGTGTAGCCCAGGCGTACATCTCACCGAGTTGAGAGATTATCTCCCAAATCGTCAGTTTTTTCCGTCTTCACCCTCAGCTTTTCCCTCATCATTCAGCTGAGTTATCCCTGAGAAAACGAACTTTACAAACTTCATTAGATCGGCAATGGACAGGTTGTCAAGAAGCCAGTCCTTGGTGATTTTCTCGTTTGATTTCTCGCAAATTATCCCAACGATGTCAATGATGTCCTCCAGTACTGACATGTCAAGTGATTCCTCAGATGCGTTTTCAAACTTCTTGATGTCGTGCTTTTTCGAGAACGCAATGAACTTCAATGAGACTCTAGCCGGGATTTTGGAAATATCTACGGTTTCGCCAAGCAGTACGGCGGTTCTTTTCGGGGGTTCAAGAATTTCGAAATTTGTAAGTAGATCTTCAGTCAATTTTAGACCCCCTGCTCATCAACAATCATAAATAGCTGGTCGCCCGCGGTCCTGGTAGTGTCACATATACCCTTGAGTGTTATCGTGGGTTTCAATGGCTCGTCGCCGTCGTCTGCTGGCAGGGTTAGCTCTATCCCTCCCTGGGTTTTGGCTGCATAGACAGTGATCTCGAATTTCTTCCCGGCGGCATTGGTATTTGTGAGCCTGACCACTCTAGCCGATATGGTATTTTTCCCACCGCTTGACAGGGTAACGGCTGTATATGGAGTGTAAGAATAGTTTACCTTTATTCCGTCACCGTCCGTAATTTCTGTGCTTCCTGCAACCCTGGCAATGCAGGTATAGCCCTCTTCATCGACTGCAATAACATAATCTGTATTCCTGACGGCTGCATTATCTGCAGAGTCAGTGACTACAATAGAAGCTACCTCGGAGCCGTCGCCGTTCTTGTGGGCAAGCCTGACAAAATTAGTATCAGTCAGTGTATGGGTTTCTGCGCTTACAGGAGTTGCCGAACCTTCAACGCTGCCGAGGGTGTCTATTCCACCTCTGATAAGGTTGAGATTTGTAAGGTTGACTTCCCACATCTCGAATTCTACAGTTGCGCTGTGGTCCTTTACACCT